TGCCATACTTATATAACGTAATTAATTAAACTTTTTATAGTATCAAATCTAAATAAAAAAAGGCAGCCATTTCTGACTGCCCTCTGCGTTAACTTCAGTGTAGTTTATTTACTAGGACGATTACACCCGTGTCTCTATTTGCTTAACTATTTCGTCCTTAAACTCTTTGGCTAGTCTTGACCATTGAACTTGATAATGTTCGTACTCACCGCTCACTATGATTTCTAAGTCATTGGGGTTATAGACAGCTTCATAGTGTGGTGGTGTGTCATAGTCGCCTTCGTCTCCAACATAACCAATTGAACCAATGACCTCAACTGTTTCGCTTCCGTATATAAATTCAAACTCCATTACTTGATTATTTGCATTAGGTTAGTATTGATTTGCTTAGTTTGGGTTGGCCTTACAACATATCCGCTATGCATTTCATCTAGTCCACACTCAGAATTTGCGTAATATACAGCATCCTTAAAGTTTTCAAATGTAGCCATAAGCTTGTCTTCCATATTTGCAAAAATTCTTGCTTCTCTTGTTACTGCGTAATATACCTCGTAGTTCATATTAGTCTTTTATTAAAATTAGGTCTAACTCATTGGCTACATAATTAATGTGCTTTTGTGTGGTTTGTGACCAATAACCTAACTGAAGTAAGTCATTACCTTCAATCCTTGCAACAATTGTATTGTAGCTTTTAATTTCATTACCAATTCTCTTGAGGTTTTTCGTGTACTTTTTAAATGTTGTCATATCGTTTTGTTTTTAGTGATACTTAAATATACACCTTTTAAAGTTATAAACAAAATAATTAACAACTTATTTAATGCAATGCGTATTTACCGAAATTCGGCCTTGAAAGAATGGAATAAGTAGCGTACCTGCAAGGGTCAATAATATGGTTATGTTTATCTTCAGGAATGTTTGTAAGGGTTCCTGCTTTATCTTCTTTCCACTTGTAATTCCTAAACTCAGATATCGCGTTTGTTGAACTGGCTAGAATGTGAATTTTATACCTCTTCAGTAAATCAATACCCGCGTTAACAGAATCACGCCCCTTAATACTTGGCAGTACATTATGACCCATTCGCCTCAACTCCTCAATCAATCTAGGTTCTGCACTGTCAGCATAGATAGGATTGGGTAAAAGTTTTTCGCCCTTTAGAAACAGGTTGATGTCCTGTGTGGTCATTTGCGTTCTGTACAAATGCTCTTTAACATAAAGGTTATGACCTTGAGTGTATACCGCTACAAGTGTGGTCGGGTCATTAGTATATCCGAAATCCATTCCGTAAGCAATTAAAGCTGCATCTATCGGAACTTGATTTAACTCTGTATACTTAAATACAGTGCTCCTACTGGCCGCTCTTTCTCCTAAGCCATAGACCTGCCAATATTCATCGTCCGTGTCTCTAAGGCGTTCTATTTCTTGTATGATAGAATCCTCAACGAAGGGGTTATCTAGGTATGTTGTTTTAAAAAAAGCGCAGTCCTCTCTCGGTAATACTTTATCATAAATCCAATGGTATTCGTCAGAAGGATTGAAATCAAGTATTATTTTGTCTTGTGTTCTAAACAGTAACTGTTGCCAGTCTTCAAAGTACAACTCATTCGCCTCGTTAATAAAAAGTAAATCTCTTTTACGCCCCCTAATCTTTTGGGGTTGGTCTAAGGATATAAACTCGACAAGGTTTCCGAAGAGGTTGTACTCTGAATTAGATTTATTATGAAAATTCTCGCTGTATAGATTATTGGCTTGGAGTATGCTTATAAAATCTCTGAGTACAGTAGCCCTTAAACTAGGGAAAGTCTTACGACAGATTGTGATTATCTTGTTTTGATTTGTTGTGCAGTATTGAAATATAATCCACAAGAGAATATTATAGGTTTTTCCTGACCTAGTACCACCTTGTTCAACTACAATTTTTTTATCGTTACCTATTAAGTGTTCGTAGACGACATTAGTCTTTATCTTTTGCGGAACCAATTATCTCGATTTGAAAGTTAGTCGGCATTCCCTCAACGCCTGTTATTTCTTGACGTTCAACATAGCCTCTGTTTTTTCCTTTTGTCTTCAGGTAAAAAATAGTTGCTGAGGTTGAGTTTTCTGATATCTGTTTGTGTAATTGACTTTCAGCAAAATCTAAAGCAATGTTTTCAATATCCTTAACCTCTTTAGCAAATTCATCGTCTTCTTTTAACCATTTATAAAAAGTGCTGCGGGGGATGTCAGCTTTTTTACAAGCTAATGTTACCACCCCTAAGCTCTGTTCAAGTGCTTTCAAAAGGCTTTCTTTTTTTATGTGTCTACTTTTGTTCATTATTAATTCGAATTAATGGATGTTTAAAATGTTTTTTCCAGCTAACGTGGTGGTGCGGTCTATCAAATTTAAAAACTGTACTTGCATACTGTGGCCAAATTTTTTCTAGAGATTTTGCTTTTAAAACTTTTTTTTCGTAAGCATTGTTTTTATAAAGTTCATCTTGGTTACCGCCTTCCATTTTTACTATCGTTGAAACCTTATCAATCAAAAAAGCGTTGAATTGAATAGTACAAAAATTATTGTGCAATATCTGTAAGCAAAGGTCGACATCTTCATTATATTTCAATCGCCATCTAAACGGCATATTATTTTTAAGAAGTATTCCACTATACACTTTTGTATTAATCACAAATGGCTTTTGTGTTGCTTTTGTAACAAAATTTTCATAGTTAAAACCACTAACAAGAACATTACTGTATCTATCAGTAAACTCTTCTGCAGGTGTAATACATTCCAAAGGGTGGCATATCCATCGTTTACCTTTTGAGAGTCTCCAAAACTCTGTTATATTATCGTCAAAACACCAATGCCTTTCGTGTCCCTTAGACAATTCAAAACAGTGATTCCTAGCAGGAAAACTTCCCAACCCTAAATTTGAGAAAGGCAATTTAACAACATACTTTTTACCTAAAGCCTTACAATAATCTTCGTACTCTTGCGGCTCAACTAATATTTTAAAATCAATATTATTTTTAATAAAACATTTAGCTGTTAAAGGTTTTTTATATCTGCCTTTTGATATTATGTAAATCGGATATTTATTTTGCTTCAGTTCCAAAGTATACAATTTTTTGTTTGTTTCTATTGATTATTTTGTACTGTATTAAATTCTTGTTTATATAATCTTCTCTTTCTGTTTCTGTTGCAAATATTATATTGCACTGAATATACCCATCACCCTTTTCAAAATCAGGCATATCAACCCATTCAGAATTTTCGTCGCCATTGTTTATATAATCAACATTTTCAGTATTGTTTTGCCAGACATCCATACCCCAGTCCTTTAGTTCTTTTGTGTCCCAAGCATTGGCCAGTATGTCCCAGTCCCATTCTCCAAAACCTACATTGTCTATGATTACAAATTGCTGAAGTTGCTTATCGGTTAAGTTTTCAGCCTTAATTATATACACCTCTTTCAAACCAAGCTGCTCACAAGCCTTAAATCTCATATTGCCCCCAAGTATATGCATATCGCTATTAACTACAATAGGGCGTAGCTTAAGCATCTCAGGGAACTCCTCAATGCTCTTAACTAATTTATCAAATTTCTCTTTTTTTATTAAACGTGGATTGTTTGGGTTTGAGAATATATCGGTAATCTTAACTTTTTGTATCATAATTATATAACGTGTTTAATTCAATTATTTTTTTTTGTTTTGTAAATATTAAAAAGAGGGGTCAGCTTGTATTTAACTAAAAGTTTTTCCCTTCAAGGGATTAATTTATAGTGAACTGCCCCTCTCTTTAGCAATGTATAAGGGGAGCATTTCAATATTTGCCTACTCCTAGCACAAAAAATTTCCGCACTCCCCTCATATGTCGTGCACTTATCTTATGTTTTTAAGCCACGTATTTTTTATTGCTTTTATCTTGCTTTTCATCTCTTGCGTTCTATGTGTTGGAACATCTAAAACGAGGGTGACTAATGGGTTTTTAAATTTGTCTTTTAAATCTAGATTCTCAGTTTCTAGCTTAATATATTTTTTTTCAAGATAGTCGATTTTGTTAATTTCATCAAAAGGTACATTAGGTGTGAAATAGAATTTTTTTTCTAGTCGACCAAGTTTTTTATTGGTCTTTTTGTACATAGGGTATTTTTTGAATAAATGCATCGCGTTTGCGTGGTTCATATGCTTTCCCTGTGATTCAAAAAAACTAGCTATGTATGTCCATCTCATTTGCAGTTTATCTCTGAGTATAAAACACAATAACGCTCTGTACTCAACGTACTCTGCATCTCGTCTATTTTGAAATATATCGATTCCCGCATCCTCTTTTACTTTGTTTGCGATTTGTGTTGGTGTTGGATTTTTCATTAATCAGTTCTTAATTTTAAAAGGTGATAACATTCAGCGTATTTCTGTCGTGCTTTTCCTTTGTATTCTTTTTTAAATAATTCATACAGCTTTTTAGTATACTGATACTTTGTTTGGCATTCAGCAAAATATTTTTCAGCAAACCTTTTACCCTTACCTTTAAAGTAGTTGACATTATCAGCACTGTCCCCTGCTATCATCTGCTCGTAGAAATTATATAAAGCCTGTTCCTCACTTATATCATAAACTTCTCTGTGTTTAAAGTGATAATTGTACATCAAGCAGGGAAACTGTTTGTAATCCTTGTCGATGCTTATAATCATAACTTCGTCACGGCCTATGTCTTTAGCGATGTTGTACCAATACCTAGCCACCATATCGTCAGTCTCGACCCCATACCCATAAATACTATCGTACTGTTTTTTAACGTAGCTATGCATATCGTTCAACAATGGCGGCAGTTCAGTATCTTTTCTGTTGGCTTTGTATTTTTTTGTTATAAGTTTTCTGAAATTACCTTTTGACCCACTAAACGTAAGAATTTTATCGATGGTATACATTACCTCTAAGTGGTTTACAATAGCCATAAATTGTTCGTCAAACTTATTACGAGCAAACGATATGTCTGAATGGTATGGGTCATCGTCAAGGCTTTCCCTTTTTTTATAGCAACTGGCGAAGATTAAACTGTCCGCATCAACTAGAAGTATCATAATTCTCCTAGCTCATTTTTAATTCTTTGCAATGTTTCTTCCTGCATTTTGCTTTGTTCTGCCAAACATAGGTTAACAATTCCAGGCAAATCTTGAAACAATTGGTCAGCCGCTATTACTACAAATTGGTTGTCTCCATATTCTATTGTAACCTCGCCATCACTAGCGTATAAACCGTGAGTCTGTCCAACATAGGTATGCCTCTTGGATTCAATTAACTCTTGTTTAACCTCTTCCAGTTGATATTTTAAACGTGCTATCTCTGCTGCTAAATTCATACTACCTTAGTTTTATGGATAAATTCAAAAAGTTTTTAGCCTTACCTGTGTCCTGTATTTGGTATGTGATAATCACATCTGTAATACTTGGGTCAGCTTCTGTGTGCAATTCTATTTGTTCTTTAATATAAAGAAGTGGTTCGTGTCCTATTTTCATTACCCCTTATTTAAAGAGTCAAACAACTCTGACATATCAGCTATCGTTTGTTGTATTATTGCTTTTTGCTCTTGGCCTTTGGCGTGTACATTTTCAAAAGACATAAGCTGTCCTAAAATTTCTCCATACTTGAATGCGTCTTTATTTGTCATTTGTTCTGTTTTTAATTTATTAAATCCTTCTTGCTCTAGTATCTCTTTTTGACACTCTTTCATATGGGTGGGCTGCTACCCCCTTAAAATACTTGTTCCAGTGTATCTTTGGATATTAACACCTTCACCAAGATAGTAAAGGGTGTTTTCTCCGTCGTGGTAGATGTGAAATTTAACACCTCTTACTATTAATCCTAATATCGCTGTTTTAATGTATGGGTTACTTATCTCGGCGTCGAGTTCGTTATTATAGTATTTGCTGTTCCCCTTCATCATTTCAAGAAATTCAGTAGTTACCTCTAATACTTCAATCTTGTTTAGTAACTCTTGCGTTTTTATTGACTCGGTTGTTTTGATAAAATTTTTCATTGTGTCTGTTTTTTTTTAATTATTACTTATTAATTTCCCAAACTATTGAATAACCTTTTTTTCTTAAAGCCATTACGGTTTTAATATTTACGGTTTCCATATTATCAGTGAACTGCAACTTCGTAGTTTTTTTATAAGAATATTGCTTAAAAGTTCTGCCATTATTAATTTGATTTAAAAGGTAATTTTGCGAGTTTGTCATCTGTTGTGTTTTTAATTATACTTAAAGATAAGCAATTTATAATTATAAACAAAAAATTTAATAAGTTTTATTTATAAAAATTTATATTGATAACCACAGCACCATTTTCCTCTAGCAAGTACACCTCTTTTAAGAGCTTCTTTTTTGTCCACATCGTGGTGTCTGGACAATATTTTTTTACTGGCTTAGGTAGCTTTAATGTGTTCAGGTAGTACAAGAAGTTACCTTTAGGGTCAAATACATAGAATATTTTTATAATCTGTTTATCTAACCTCATTAAAGAATCATACTTATCCTTTTCAAGCATTTTAGTATCGTAATGCTTATTGCGAAACTTCATTTCTATTACGCAATCAAAACCCTTTGGCGTTTTACCTACTGCATCATATATAGACATTCCTTTACCTGACCATTTTAACTCCCAACCTTCAGAATTCAAAAGTAAGACAACGGCTTGTTCCCACTGATGAACCTTACTTATCTCCATTTCTTGTATAAGTCCAAACTAGGTTTAAATCCTGAATCCATTTGTTTATGGTTTTTGGTGAGCAGGTACAGGGCTTATAGAAACTGTGATTGAAATATCGCGAGTGCAGGTTACAAACCAATTCAAACTCTGTTGGGCTGATAACGTCCTTGTTTTCTCCCAATCGAAATTGTTCCCAGTCGTTGTAGTCTGTTTCATTGAATTTTACCATCTTTTTATTTTTAAGTCATTAAGGTTTTTTCTCCGTTTTTCACAGTTACATTTTGTTCCTTTAAAAGAATGATAAGTTTCCACTAGCAACTTGATGCCTGTGTACTTGGTGATGTAAAAAATGATGTCTCCTAGTTTCATATCAATTTAGTTATTGGAAGTAATACACCTTTACTCGTGTTGTTATCACCGCCTCGTTT